TGTTAGATAATAGCCTTCATATAGTTCATTTTGAGCTGTTTTACTATTATTACAAATAAGAAATCCTGTATCGGTGAAATTGTATGATGAAAAATTAGGTGTAATACCTAAGCTCGAAGATAAGTTTACATTAGTACTCGTAAGAGCTGACCATGTTATATTGTTTTGTAAAATCTCTGTATACTCTTCATCAGTTAAAGTTATAAATTTAGGTGCACCAATTTGAAAGGTTGTTATACCGCCAGATTGAGCAGAAGCTACTGGAAACAATAAAGCACTATAATTGTTTGCAAACCCTTCTCCGTAACCAGAACCATAAGGAAGTCTTGTTGTTAAAAGATTTGCAGGGGAATTTAAAATTTCTTTTGCAGAATAATAAAAATATCTTTCAGCGGCTGTTTGAGGGGTACCATATATGGCTTCAAATTCTGAAATTGATGTTACTTGGAGTACTTCGTCGGTTGGGCCTTGAGGAGCAAATCCCGGTAAGAATATAGTTGTACCACCAATAATATTTTGATACTGCGAAAAGTCTTTTTCTATAATCTCTACGCCTGGTGAATTGATTGAACGTGCCATAATTTTATATTATTATTTATGTCTTTTTGGTGCTTTTTTTTATTTTGAAAGTATTACGTCTAACTGACTATACTGAAACTCTACTGTAGATTCTAATATATCTGTATCTCTATAATTGTAATTAATGCCTCCGAGATTAGTTATAAAACCGCTATAATATACGAATTCAATAGTTTTTTGATTGTATTCGTTCATACCAAGAACTGAAAAGTTTGCCTGATACTCGGTCAATATGCCATCATCTAATTGATCGGTCCAATCTTCATATGGAGTATTAAAGCTTACTCCTTTAGGTGGGGTACCGGTGTACAAACTATTTTTAGGATCATTTAATATGGTTAGCCATTTCCATAATATCCAATAATTTTGAAATTTATTATCAATTACAAAATTGACTGTTAAAGGAGGATAATTCGGACGAGTGTAAGACGAAACATTGTATGATTGTCCTCCAAATCTAACTTCATTAGCGGGCACCTGTATTGGTGGGACAACAGCGCCGTACACGCTTATTTGTAAAGGGTCTAAATCAATTAGTTCATCTTTAAGAGACTGTTTATATAAAATTTTAGGTAAATTTAAAACAAGTACAAATTTATCTTTACCTGATCTATTAAGAACAGATTGCTGGGTTGGTTGTGGTGTTTCGCAAAGGTCGTTATCTGGCATATTACATTGGCTTCCAACCTTGAGACATTAAATCGTGTATATCAGTCGTATCAAATAACTTGTCAAGTTCTTGTTGAGAGACAAGTGGTTGATATTTTGGTACCTGTTCAATGCCTAAAGTTGTTATATTGTTACTATTATTTAAGTCTTTTATTTTGTATAAACTTTTATCTATCTCATAATAACCGTTATTGGTTATTTTAAGTGGTTTATTTTGATCATCATTTTCATCAATATTGAAATATTGTTGACAGAGTTCTGGTTCTAGAATAAACAGAGCCCAAACTAACGACATAATTCGATCATCATAAAATAAGTCATTCTTTTTTCTATATGTACCATTGGGATAGCGAATAAATGTTTCAAACTCCTTAATAGTATCTAAATCATTTACGTGTACAACCTGCAAAAAGTTTACCCAGTAGCGCATATTAGCAACTCCTGCAAAGCGTAAATTGTTGTGGGATAAAATTCCTAAATGTCTAGTGTTGGAGAATGACCCCGTATTTGCTAGTCTTGAACAAGATACGATTTTTTCGTACATATGTTTATGAAATAGAGCATCAATCACCTGCCCGCCACAGTTATTTCTTTCTACGAGTAAAGGTGGGTTACCCCATTGAGAGCAAAGATTAACTAATTTGTTTGCGTAATGATACGGTTCAACTACATTTGTACCATATACTGCAACTTGTTTAATATTAGTGAGATCAGTAATATCTAAAACTTGAGCAACGGAAGCAGCTCTACCAATACCTTCTCCGACATCAACCCCTATAACATAAAGTTTAGAAGTATCAGGTAATTCAAAAACTTTATACGCACCTTCATCCCCTACATATATTGCAGGTTTTTTTTGTTCTTTAAATCTTTCAATAACTGATGCTCCAACTGCAGAATTACCTGGATCAAGAAATGTATTGCCAAATTCTTGTTGAAACGCTTCATCCGAACCTAAAGCAGATACCATTTGTTTACGCCATTTTTCACCTCTACCGGGAACATCCCACCAATCTATTCTTTCAGCTTTCCACCCATTAGCTTCTTTTTCAGCCCCTGAATAAATTTCATAAAATTTATTACCAGTGCCGTTTGGAGTACTAACCATAAAAATTTTTGTCTTTTTACCGGAAGATACAATAGGTATAACAGATTTCCAAAACTCCTCCATAAAATATTCTTCAATAAAAGCGGCTTCGTCAATCATTAGAATAGATGCAGTATCACCGCGAGCAGCTGTTGATGTTGTAGTGCTAATACCAATGCTAGACCCGTTAGCAAATGTTACACCGGTCTTGCCATATTCTTTAACACCTGGTTTAAGATAGTTAGGTAAAAGTTCATACGCCATTCTAATACGTTTAAAAATATTAATAGCAGTAGATTCTTTATTAGCAACAATTATGACTCTTTGATCGTCAAAGAAACATGTATTCCAAAGTGCATAAATGGTGGACAAAGTTGTTTTACCACATTGACGGGAAGCCAATATACAAACAAATCTATTTTCAGACAGACTTTTTAATGCCCGTTTTTGGGCTTTATAGAGCTCGATTTTCTTTTTACCTTCATCCAAGGTTACTATATAAAAATGCCCTTCAGCAAAATGTACGATATTTTCTTTACACTTCTTTATTTCCTTAACCATTGCAGGTGTGAACTCAAAGAGTGCATCTGCAACAGGGACATTTTTATCTCCTCTATAAAATTGAGAATCATCTATAGGGTTCTCAATAATAAGATCTTTATCAGAAACTATTTCGTCTTTATTTTTTGCCACAAAGGTATTTAACCTTGTGCATTAATAATTCCTAGGAGTGTGGTACGAAGATGTTCAACTAAAGCATCTCGATCATTAGGATTAGTAGCATGCATTATAAATGCTTTTTCACCGTTTAAATCATAACCTAAAATCATAAATGCTTTTAAAAACTCAGAAACAAGTCCATCGAGATGTTCAAGATCTTTTACTTTATACTGTTTAAGAACTGCTGCATCCTGAAAACGAAGAAAAGCGTTTTTAATTACTTCTTCAACCTGAGCAAGTTGTTTTTCAGGTAGTATACTGTCAGCCTCGTCTGTAGGTGTTAGAGCGCTTAATCCAAGCGACTCTGTTTTCTTTTTACGATACGCTTTTTTAGTAGGCTTTTTTTTATTTTTATCTTCACCGGCCATACTACTATTATTTATTAAATTTTTTATTGTATCCTGGCGCCTTATTATTAATATTAAACTTAACAAGATGTTCTACAAGGACTTCAAAAGATGCTGTTGAAAGTTTTAAGCGGCCTGGTATCCGTTGATCGCCATCGGTAAGTTCAAAATACGAATCTCCGTAAAAAGGATCATTAACAAAACATGTACAAAAAACTGATGCAACGCCTGGGTCTATTATAATAGTCCAGGCTCGAGGATCGGCATCATTATATTCAGTAAATAATTTGTGTGCATAGTAACCTGAGTCTCTCAGACGTTTTAGTGTATACCCTAGAGTTGACAGTTTGTTTGACATATTAAAACTTATACTTCAAAGGGTTATTTTACAAGCGCAGATATAATAAATTTTATATCAATATTTCTTTCTTCAACTTGAAAGAGTGTTACTTTTAGTTCATTATTAATTTTAACTGCAAAGTTATTACACTTCATACCGGCTAATAAGCGAATATTCTCTAAATTAAGCGGTAGAGTATTTTTAATATTTTCTCCAACAAACTTATCAGCAATAAGATAGGTTATATTATTAATATTTTGTCTTTCCAGGTCGTTTAACTCACAATATACTCTCTCATCTTTTGTATAAAAGTATAGTTTATCAGAGTCAGTAGCAATTGAACTACCTTTTAATACTTCATTAAATTTTGTTATAGGTAAAATAAATGCTGTATCGTATTTTAATTTTTTAATTTTTTCTGGATTAACCGGACATCTTTGCATGTAACTATCTTCTAACAAGAAGTAATTAAACTTAAAAGAAGGAGTTACGTATTTTAAATGATTATCTTCTATCGTTATAGCTATATTTTCTTGCTCTACACAATCAAGAAGTCTAACAAATTTCTTAACGTCGGGTAAATTAATTCTAGGTATACCTTTAATAGTTGTATCTGTTTTGTAACTTGCTAGTAAAACAATAGAACCGTCTTGAGAGGCACAGGTAGTGAATATTTCATCCTCGTTTATGGAGATAGAAATATTATCAGCAAGCTTGCTAATCGGTAAAAGAAACTTTTGTACAAAAGAATCTTTACTTAGAGACAGAATGTTTGTCACGGCTTAAAATTTTATCTAATTTATTATTAATAGAGTATAGATAGTCTACAATTAAATCTAACTGTTTTAATGACTTTTTAGTAGTCGCTTCATCAATGAAATCAAAAGTTAATTGATTTGGATCTTGACCAGTAAACGTTTGAGGTAAAGGTTGAGATATTGAAGATGTCGCAGGCTGAGTTTGTAAACCAGGCTGTGGAATAGTTTGTTGTGGCAAAGGATGTAACAATTCAGCTTCTCTATTAAGACGTGCTATTGTAGCAGCTTGTTGATTTTGCTGCATTTGTTGGACGCCTGGTAAAAATTGTTTAGGGTCAATTCTTGTAGCAGGGCCAGTAGAAGATTGAGATATTGTATTATCATCAACTTTTTTGAGCTCCATACCAGCCATTTTAGCTACTAGAGCTGTTGCAAGTTGTTCGTCCGTAATCATTTTACGAAACCGCTCCTTTATTATTTTGAGCAAATTCCACAAACTTGTAAAACTCAGCCCTTGAATTATCTTTTTCATCTAAAAAAGAACCAGACATCCTAGCGGTACGCATAGTACTATCATGTTTAATACCACGATTAGAACAACAGGTATGATTAGCTTCAATTAAAACAGCAACACCTTTATTCTTTTCACAAACCTGGTCAATATATTGATGAATCTGCATAGTGAGATTTTCTTGTACTTGAGGTCTGCGTGAGAACCAATCAACAATGCGGTTAAGTTTCGAAAGACCAATAACCTTACCGGTACGAGAAGGGATATAGGCAACGTGTGCTACACCCATAAAAGGTGCGTGGTGATGGGAGCACATCGAAACAACTTTGATATTATTCTGGCAGACCATTCCATCATACTCGTCAACATTATCAAAAGCTGTAACTTTAGGCGGGGCTGAATAACACCCCATAGCTAAATCAGTTACAAATGCTTTAGCTACCCGACGAGGGGTATCAGCACTATTTGGGTCATTGCGCCAATCAAAGCCTAAAGCATCAAGATAGGCTTCATAAGCTTTAGCTCCGTTATTGATAAGCTCTTCAATCTCCTCTTGAGAATGAATAACATTATGATTAGCGTATTGGAGTTTCTTTTTACTTCTTAACATAAATTAAAGGCTCGCAAGAAGCTCTTTGAGTTTAGCATCTGTATCGTCAACAGCAGGTTTCTCTTCAGACACTTCGACTTTTGACACAGCGGGCTCAATAGTGCTTGTACTCTCTTTAATACCTGCAAAGATACTGTTAAGTTGTTCGTCTTTCTTAGAAGTAGTAGGTTTAGACACTGGAGTATCGTCCTCATCTTCATCAATATTAGTAACATCCTGAATGCAAAAGAAGTGTTGATCAAGCATACGCTGAAGTTCAGCATATGTCTTTGGCTTGTTGAACTTATCAAGTTCATGAGTTGACTCATAAATAGAATCGATCTTCTTAGCATCTACACCATCAAGTTTAGAAGGCGACATAAACTTAGAAGCCGAATAGGTAACAAAGGCTCTACTACCACCCATACCTGTACGAGACTCGCATTTGATCTTTAGGGAACAGCCTTCAGCAACATCAAAGATCTTAACACCAAATTCATCGGCATCATCACCGTCAATGGCAGCGTTAATAATCTTAGCAAGCTCTTTACCGTAACGAATAGCTTTAACCTTACCTTCGTTTTCAGGATTGGTAGGATCAGAGATTACATAGGCGTTAACAAACCAGTTCTCTTTACGGGTGATAGGTTTGATCTTTTCTTTATCTTCAGCAGAGCCTGTATTATATGTCTTAAGAACGTATTGATCGATTGGGCATTGCTCACCATAAGTTGAAGGACAGAGGGTAGTAACAAACTGACCAGTGCAAAGACTATTCCAGGAATGATGGTAATAATGGAACATCGTTGATTTTGGGTCGGTGACGTTAGGTACAAGACGTACAATGTAAGTCTTACCGGGTTCAAATTTCATGATCTCTTTATAAGAAGAATCCTTCTTATCGGTCAAAGAGGCCTTAATTTCGTTAAACATATTTTTCGTGAATGTCATAGTGTTATTATTATGGTTGATATTTTGCAGAGTTCAAGTTTTTATCTACAAAAAGTTTTAGTCGGATAAAAGCTTTTTCCAAAAACGGTCTGAGCTCTTTTGAATTTATATACTTTGTCCGATAATCCAGAAAATTTGTTCCAAAACGACCTAATAAAAACTCTCTTTCATCTTTAGGCATTTCTTGTATTGTATGAAATATATTTGGAAACTCCATTAAAACGTAAGGATTAATTTTATTATGTTTAATATGGTATGTCCAGATCGGCTCTATTGATTTTTCTTTATAGTAAATGTAATCATGAAGCTGAATATTGTTCTGTAGGCAATACCGAACTAAAAAATGTAGGGAGTCTTTAATATCTTGTATTTGGGAGTCGGGTGACTCTTGAAATAATTGCTGTTTATAGATTGTATAACTTTTAATTGCTCTCGGTGAAGCAAAATATGAAAGATCAAAATATTGAACGTCAGGGTAAAGCTTATAAGGAGCAATAAAATATGTATCCATGTTAACATCCGGGTATTTTGAAAAGAAAATTGATAAGCGTTTTATATGAATATACTTGGGATCGTTTTGAAAATCCTCAAAGTCTTGTTTTAACCTAAATGCTTTACCTCGAAGAGAGCGAGACACAGCTAGGTGTTTATTATATATTCGACGTTCTAGATCAGTAATCACTTTGCTATTGATTTCTTAAACAACCGTTTGGTGTTCTTCGATTTTAATAGCGGAGGATACAATTGCAATAGGCCAAGTAGGGCTTCATGAACGTTATCTGAATGAGTTATTTCAACAAATAAATCTCTAATTTCTTTATTTTCTAAAATACAAACAAACATGGCAGCAGGATTTAATCTTTTATTATGAATGATGGAAAGAAAAGAACCAAATTTAAACACACCAAGTATATACTCTTTTGTACAGACTTGACTTAAAGGATTTGTTCTAGCATTAAAGTCATTTAGGACTTTTTCGTTAAACATTTGTATGTAGAGTATTTACTACATACAGAACTATTAATCAAGTTTCCGGAACACTTTTTTCTTCTGTTAATTTAGTTAAAGTATTTTCAGCTTCTTGAACAGCTTGTTGGGTATTTTCTTGCGCGAAGTGATCTGGGTTAACTTCGGTCAGGGTTAATGTTTCGTATTTGACTTTAAAGGTACAGTGACCGTAATTAACACCGAACCTGTTTTTCTGCATACCAAGGTGAATGAGACCCAGTTCTTTATCTTCTTCTTCCTGCCAAAGAGAGCAAATAACGTCACAAGTGGCAGCAAGGCCAATACTTTCAGAAATGCCTTCCATCCCTGGTGATTTTGTGTTGAACGCTCCACGATTTAATTGTGATGCCGTAACAAACGGTATACCGTATTTAAACGAAAGAGCGCGTAATTGTTCTGCTATTTCCTTAATTTCGCCATATGAATTTAAATTTTTAGTTGTAGGTTTAAGAAGATTTATATAATCAATAACTACTACTTCAGGTATAAATCCTTTATGTTTTAATTTACCAATATAACCATCGATATGACGCACAGTAATAGTTTTAGGTGCATACTCTTTAACTACTAACTTAGACTCAAGTTGTTTACGAATATGACCAATTTGTTGTTTTAGTTCGTCAGTATAAACTTTTAGCTCATTATGAGGAATCTGAGTAAGTTGAGCGCTAATTCTCTTTGCATACATGAACTCAGACATTTCAAGTGAGATGAGTAAAGTATTCTTACCCTTCATTACCATATTGGTAGCTAAGTTACCTAAAAAGATACTCTTACCTACATTTACCTGACCAACAAGACAGGTTAAAGTTTTAGGAAATAAACCTCCTTCGAGTCTCTCATCTAAAAATTTCCAGCCAGTAGGAATAGGGTTATAGACTTTTGTTAGTTCTTTAATATGTTCATCAATGTCTTCAAAATACCACGAACCAATATCTTCAGATAAAGTTATATTATAAGCCTTTTCAAACTCTTTTAATGTCTCAGCAGGGTCAGTTTTACCTTGAGCATATTTCTCAGCAGTCTCTACAATTGTTTTATACAAACATCTTTCTTGTAAAAATCTTTCAGTATTATTGATAAGTTCTTCTTTGTTAAACTTTGTATCGAGTTCTTTAAATTTAGTAGCTACTTCGTTATAAGCTTTCTTTTCTTCATCAGTTGTTAAACGTGCTTTTAATTCAGTAGCTGTGGGACATAAACCTCTTTCGTTAAAGAAAGATACAATAGTCTTAAAAATCGTTTTAATATTACGATCATTAAAGTATTCGGGATCGGTATACTCTATTATCGAAGAAAGATACTCTTGACTCAGAAGCGAGTTAAAGAGTATGATGTTCTCGTAATAGTCGAGATCAAGCTTCGAAGACATCAATCAATATTATCAACTTCT